GAACAATCATTGATGAAAATCATTTACAAGGAAACGATGATTATTCGATTGAGGATTTAGAAGGACCAAGTGAAATTGTTCTTTGGCATCATTATCCAGAATTATTAGAAGAAATAGAACAATCTGGAGGTATGAGAAAAACAAAGAAAACAAAGAAAACAAAAAAAACAAAGAAAACAAAGAAAACAAAGAAAACAAAAAGAAAACGCCCAATTCCTAAATATAAATAATTGATTTTTCTATTTTTTTATACTTTTTTATTATGACGGCAGTCCTTAAATAAACCCGGAACAAATTTACCTTTTTTAATCAATGTTATATGATGCGGACAAATCATCTTTTTATATGTTTTTTGATGTTTTCCATTATGGTAGTGACTTACACTTTTATAACCCTTTCCCTTTTTAATGGAAACTAAACGAACCGTTTTTTTACCACCTTTATGCTTTATTTCCTTGTTGTAATAATTGAATTTCACTGTTTTCATTTTTATTATATATAAATATTATTTATATATTTATATATAAAATAATGGATAAAGAAGATTTTATTTTATTTCAACGTCCATTTTTTAATGAACAATCTACCAACTGGACTCCTCTTCCTGCGTCCAGATGTGATGCTAAAAATTGCGGTCCAACTGCATTAAATTTGACAAAAATAGTACCAAGAAAACAATCAGAAATCTACAGTAGAAAAGTAGAAGATACGGGTATTTTACCAGAAAAAATGCGTGAAATTATTCAAAATTTTTTACCAAATTATAAGTTAGAAGAGGGGAATGTCCAACCGATTGAAAATTTATATTTCTCCTTAAACAATGAATTAATACCAGGAAATGCTACCATTGTTTTTTTATATCCCAAGCCAAATAAAAATAATATGCATCATATTGCGGTAATGGCAAAAACAATGAATAATGATATTATTTTATTGGAAGGACAAACAAATCAATATTATTCAGGAGAAAATTTACAAAATTATTTGGATAACTATGAATCTTTTCATTTTTTCAATGGTAAAAATACAAATCTATTAAAACGTCATTCAACAGAAGTATATTTTCCTTTTCGTAAATCTTCCATTCAATATACGCCTTCTAAAAAACAAAGAATTTTTGGAGGTAAATATAAGATGAAAACAAGAAAAACAAGAAAAACTAGAAAAACTAGAAAGACTAGAAAAACTAGAAAAACTAGAAAAACCAAAAGAAAATAAAATATCTATCTAATTATAAAATGAATCAACTTATACTGATCCATTTATTACATATTTTCATTTTCGGTTCTCTCTTTTTATATGTAGGAATCCAGAATCAAAAAATTCCTACTTGGTTGTATTCCGTTTTATTTTATTTAGGATTCATCATTCTTTTTTATCACGGATATAAAACATATAATTTATTAAAAGCGGGTAAAAACCCCTGGGTCAATCTATTCCATATTTTCATTGTCGCTCCTTTATTAATTTATATTGGTGCAAATGGTATTAAAACACCGATGTACGTTTATCAATTTGTTTTAATGTTGGCGTTTACAGTGATTGGTTACCACGGATATTACCTTTTGTTAAGGGGGACGTAAGTCCCCCCCTCAAAGGGAACCTACGGTTCCCCTTTAACCCCTCCCTTTGCCCTTCGGGGTACGGATATAATTGCATAACTTGGCCCGGGGCTCTACAACAATCTCTAAAATAATATTATTTTGCGATGCTTAGCGAAGCATAATATTATTTTCTTTTTTCTTTGTAGATACTTGCGCGCCAAAAAATGTATAAAGAGGAGGGGTTCCCGAAGGGAGGGAACCTTAGGTTCCCTTTACTACAAAGAAAATGACAATCATATTATGCGTAGCACAATATTATTGTAGAAAATTGTTGTCAATTTCCGAGCCAATGTCATAAAGTAAAAAGCCAACACCCTTAACAAGGAGGGGGTCGTAGGGGGGACGTACGTCCCCCTACCCAGTCTCTGGTAACCACTGCTTCCACACTTTCAAGTGCGCCTTCGACCCAACCTTGATATCTTGAAACCGCTTCTCCTACTACTAAAAAGCCATCCTCCGGGTGTTGAATGGCTTTTAAGAATTCATCGCGATTACGAAAGGTTGTATCTTTACTTAAAGGTAAAGGTTCAAAATAATGGGTTCCAATCGGCCAATAAAAATCCTTGATCGCGATCAAATGTAAAGAATTCAATGGAATCCCAAGTGCCTTTTCAAGTAATCGAGAGAAAATCGCGCGATTCTCTTCGGTATTTTCCAGATAAGGTTTCAATGCCAAGGCATTCGCATTATCACTATAAGCAATCATATAGACTCCCTTCTCCGCATTCATCGGTATTATTTTTTGTAAAGGCCCAGGAACCTTCGTATAATGTTTCACATATTCATTCATAATCAATGCGGATTTCTTATCAAATTTCCCATATAAACGTAAAAAAGGTTGTCCGTGAATTTGCTGGTAAATACTGTTTTTTTGATTAGCCCCTGGAACAAGTTTTTGAATTGATGCAATCGTCGTTGCTAAAATTACCCGATTCGCATAATATTTCTCTCTTTTTTCAGTTTCAATTTGGAAAATACAAGATTTAGAGGAGGAAGAAAAAGAAGAAGAATCAATGATTTTCTCAATCTTTGTAACCTTTTGAGAAAATCGAAAATGTTCCCATCCGATTTTATCACATAACGCAAGAACCATTTCTCTCCACGGAATACTCAACGCCGTCCAACCAGTTTGATTATCATCCATTCCATAATTATACAAGGTTTCTTTGGTATCCGCATTTTCATAATCCGTATATCCTGCAGAAATACGAAAATCTTTATATAATTCGGGTCCAAGAAATTTCTTGGAGAATTCAGCAAAGGTAAGATTCTGTGAATCCTGATGGTTTTTATATTCTTTTTTCAAGAATTTGATGATTTTTACCAAATCTACTGGATGCTGAATGGTTTGTGAATAATCCATAATCGATTCATAAGGTTTGTATTTGATTTTCAAGTGTTTCATCAAATGAATGAGCAATGGATTTTTATCCAAACGGCCAATCCCCGCGCCCGTTACGACCTTGGTTCCATAAAACATCTCATTACTTGTACGTCCTCCCACCCACTCTTTTTTATATTGTTCTAAAATTAAAAAACTTGTTTTAGGTGCGTATTGTTTTATTTTATAAGCACTATATAAACCAGCCATTCCACTACCGATAATAATAATATCATATTGTTTCATTTATTTTTTAAATATATAATTGTTTGTATATTATATTATTACATATAAAAATATATTATCTTCTATTTTTATGACAAGATTTATTTATTTTATACAAGGCAACACTAGTCGTTACGATCGGCATAAATGAGAAAAAATAAAACATAAAGTCTTTACCAAAAATTAAAGATGGATAATATGCCATAAAGCTTTGTTCGGTTCCATCACTATAAACAAAACTATTACCTTCTAACATATTTTCAATAGGAGTGAGAACGCAATTACCAAATACATACCATTGTATTACAGTTATCATATTCAATAAAATAATAAACATTAATATCTCTCGATTGTTTGAAAAAAAGACAAAAAAATAAATAAAAATAGTAAGTAATTGATGGAAGATTTTAATTAAGTATAAAATAATAGTAAACACAAGTGGATATTGATTTTTTATTTTTTTAATAAATTTTTTGGTTGAATATTCAAAATAATTACGATTTTCTTTTATCTTAGGTGGTAAATTTAACGCATCTGTAAAATTATCTAAATTCGAATTCGCACTTCCTTGAATAATAACAGGCATATACTTATTTTTGATCAGGATTCTTCCGTTTTCAAAATGATAATAATTATTTTTTAAAGGTAACTTTTCTTCGTCTTGTTTTTTCAATCCTACATTTAAATAAAGTAATAAGATATTTTGGTCAAATTCTAAATTGTAAAATAATATATTGTCAGTATCTAACAATAAACAATTCTTACATTGATTATAATACAAAGTAAGTAATTCTTGATCATCTTTATCATCTGTGCATTTATAATAATTACATACATTATCAAATAACTCTATTATTTTATGTACGTAACCAATATATAATCCAGAATTTAATCGGTTGTATTCTTTATCAACATCATTATCATTAATCTTTCCAAAGATTATATTCATAATAAAGTTGTCTCTTGATGCCGAAAACAATACTAGATCCGTTTTAAAATCTTTGTATTTTTGAACCAATTCATTTGAAGTACCCAATACAATCGAATCAAAACCGTCCACGAAACAAACCAATTCATTTTTATCTAAAGTTTTTAAATAATCCTTGGAATCATTTATTTTTTGTGTAAAACCAATCCATTCTTTTCCATAACCTAATACTTTCAAATCAAAATGGTTGTTCTTGGCACTAATCTTAAGAGAATCTAAGTATCCAGTATTATGTGTGGCATAAGTTATTAATTTCATTTAAAAAATTAATTTTATTCTAATATAATAACATAATAAAAAATAACAAAAATAAATCGTTTGATTAAATAATTTATATCAAAAAGAAAAAAAATTGGTAACTTTTAAGTTACAAATCATTTATATGTAGGCATTCTATTTATTATCACACCGAACAGAAAGAAAAATGAGTTTTTATATCATTTTTCTTTCCGGACGGTGTAACCAATTTTTTTCCCAAAAAATACGAAAGAAAATTGATTTATTTTTTAATTTAAAACGAATCTTATATTATACTATAAGATCCGCTTTCAAATCTACGATGACCAAAGAAACCAAACAGTACGTTAGATCTTCTACCTCTACCAATGGTAAAAATGATAAGAAATCCAAGGAAACCAAGAGAGATAATTTAGTTTCTAAGAAAAAACAGAATCATCAATCCGACAGTAGTGATTTTGATGATTCTAGTGATTTTGAAGATGAAGAAGAAATCGAAATGGATGAACACGAATATCGTAAATTTCTTTCCAAGTTATTTCCTTCCAAACATTTGAATGAAAAAATAAAGGTAGGAGAAAAGGTAAAAAAAACATTGAAAGAAGATAAAGAAGATAAAAAAGATAAAAAAGGAAAAAAAGGAAAACAAGAAAAACAAGAAAAACAAGAAAAAAAGAAATCAAAAAAAGAAGAATCTGAAACTGAAGATGATTATGAAGAAGATGATTACGATGATGAAGAAACCATTGGTTCTTCTTCCGAAGAAGAAGAAGAAGAAATCATTGTTAAAAAATCAAAAAATAATTTATATTCAAAAAAATCCAAAAAACAAGTATTCTCTGATTCTGATGAAGAAGAAAGTAGTGACGAAGATTCTGAATATGAAAAGAAAAAATCAAAAAAAAGAGAAAAGGTCAATATTATTTTGGCGATTGGTGGTGATGACGAAGATTATGATGAGGAGGATGAAGATTGGGAAGATTATGAAGATGATGACGAAGAAACAGAAGATGAGGATGTTTCCGTATCATCCGATTCTTCAAGTGAAGAGGAAAAAGAAGAAGATAAAGAACCAATCAAAAAATCAAGAAAGAGTTTACCTTTAGAAATAAAAGGAGGAACAGAAGCTCCTCTTGCTGTTGTTGGAGCACAAGAAGAAGAAGAAACGGATGAATTCTTGGTAAAACTCAAAGAACTTTATGAAACCAATAAAAAGAATAAATCCATTCAAAAATGTATTGAAGCCTATGAGCAAGAAATGAAAGATACCAAGAAAAAGCGCGAAAAAAAGGAAAAAAAACAAAAAGCCAAACATACGCGTATCTTCCGTCGTATTCTTCGCGATAAAAATACAATGAACGATTTCACCTTTTTCGAGAAATTGGAATTGGACGCACAAAAAAAGATGATTAAAGAATTACGTGAAATCAATAAAATGACGCGCGTTGAAAAGCCTTATCGAATGACTCTGTTAGAAGCTACGATTCCTCCTCTTTTCAAAGCTGCTGCAATGAAAAAAATCAATTCATTGAGATATATGGAGCCGGGTAGTGGCGAATATTATAAGATTAAAACGTGGGTAGATACTTTTATGCATATTCCCTTTGATCAATATAAAAATTTACCGATTCATATTTCGGATGGGGTTGAAAAATGCCACAATTTTATGGAAAACGCCAAACAAATTTTGGATGATGCTGTTTACGGTCTCAATGATGCAAAAATGCAAATTATGCAAATGTTGGGACAATTAGTAACCAATCCAAAAGCAATCGGTACTTCCATTGCTATTAATGGACCTCCAGGTACTGGTAAGACCAGTTTGGTAAAAGAAGGAATCAGTAAAATTTTAAACCGTCCTTTTGCTTTTATTGCACTCGGCGGTGCAACCGATAGTAGTTTCTTAGAAGGACACTCTTATACATATGAGGGTAGTATGTGGGGAAAAATCGTTCAAATCTTGATTGATAGTAAATGTATGAATCCAGTGATTTATTTTGATGAATTGGATAAAATCAGTGATACACCAAAAGGGGAAGAAATTGCAGGTATTTTGACTCATTTAACAGATACTACTCAAAATAGTCAATTTCACGATAAATATTTTGCCGAAATCGATTTCGATTTAAGTAAATGTTTGTTTATCTTTAGTTACAATGACGAAAGTAAAATCAATCCGATTTTGAAAGACCGTATGTATCGTATTCAAACGAAAGGTTACGATAAAAAGCAAAAGACCATTATTTCCAATGATTATTTATTACCTAAAATACGTGAACAAGTTTGTTTTCATAAAGAAGATATTATCATTCCTGATGAAACCGTTCATTATATAATCGATCATTTCTGTAATAAAGAAGATGGGGTTCGTAATTTAAAACGTTGTTTAGAAATTATTTATACGAAATTAAATTTGTACCGATTAATGCGTCCTGGTTCCAATCTTTTCGAAGAAGATATGTCGATCCAAGTAGAATTTCCTTTCCAAGTAACAACGGATATGGTAAAGAAGTTGATTAAAGTGGATGATAAAGATAAACTTACTGCGGCGATGTATAGTATGTACATTTAAGGGAACCTACGGTTCCCCTATGACCCCTCCCTTTGCCCTTCGGGGATAGATATTATTACATAACACGGCGCGGAAATTAACAACTATTTTTACAATGATATTGTGCTACGCATAATATAATTGTCTTTTTTCTTTGTCAAAACTCGCGCGCTAAAAAATGCCTCATTCCCCGAAGGGCAAAGGGAGGGGTCATAGGGGAACCGTAGGTTCCCTTACCCAGTGTACTTGAGGAGGACTCGGCCATTCATTAAAAGGAATCGCTTTCGTCGTCGACCTTTCCAACAACAATAATTGCTCAAGTGCCTTTTTTCTTCTCTCCAAAGGAAACATTCTGGAAGGTAATTTTCTAGAAAGTTGTTTCAAGCGCCATTCAAATTGTAATGCTGCCTTCCAATCCGGAAATCCAGATACATAACATACACGTGTCCACGTCTCACCCTTTATAACTCTTGTAGAAGTCGCGTGAGCACCACCCTTGATTTCCTTGTTATGTTGTCGTAATCTTCTGTCTAAATCAACCGTTGCACCCACGTAGGTTGCGTGATCACTCGATTCCAAGATATAAACATAAAAGTTTTGATTTTGTGTGGGGGGTACATCCATTATTAAAAAGCCGGTTCCTTTTAGAAATAATAATGAAAGAATATATTAATAATTCCGATGAATAACGAGTATGAAAAAATCGATTTTTTTATACCACTTCATCGTTACCATCCTCTCTTCCAAAGCTGTGTGGAAGCCATCATCCAGTTTTATGATCCTCGAACCATTTATATTGTGACTTCTATTTCAGAAATCGATAAAATAAAAAAATGCGTTCCACTTTGGAATACTGGAACCCAGACCTTTCTCTGTTTTATCAATGAAGACACTTTTTTCCAATCTACACATTCCATATCCAAAGAAGAAATCAAAAATAAATGGTATACTTATAAAGACGAACAATCGAGAGAATTTGGATGGTGGTATCAACAGATTCTTAAATTAGGAGCGATTAAAAAAATACCTGAAATAAGCGATCCTTTCGTTGTATGGGATTCGGACCTTGTTCCCATTCAAAAATGGCCAATTTATCCAACCAATCAAGTGCCTTTTTTTCAGTTCGCTTTACTACAAGAAAAGGAAAAATCTCTTTTTAATAAGACACAATACAACGATTCGATTTTCGATTTATTAAAACTACCAGAAATTTCTCCATCAGAATCCAAAGGAACGTTTGTACCACATCATTTTGTCTTTCATCATAAAGTCATTCATTCTTTTATTGATTATATTGAAACGATTCATCACTCCTCGGAAAAATTAGAGAAAGAGAGAAAAACGTGGATTGAAATCATCGTTTCTTTATCGAAAAATTATTATCGATTCAGTGAATATAAAAGTATGGCCACGTTTATGTCCTTTTATTTTCCAGAATTGTTACATTATCATCCTTTCCAAGAATATGGAGAGAAAGGAATACGGATCCGTGATTCCCAAGATGCGCATTGTTTTTTAGAAAATCTGGAAAAAAACCTAAAAAAAAATACAAAAAAAGGAAAAAGTGATTTGATTTCGTATAAAGAATTTTGCCATTTTGTAAATGAAAATTACAAAGAAGATATTCCTAGTTATATTCAAGTTGAACATCTTTGATTATGGGGATGGGTAGCCCCCCCCCCTCTAAATTTCAAATATTCATCGATTTATACAATATTCGTATCATCTTTATCATAATAAATATGATATAATTTTCGGTAATGATTATTCAGTGCATCGTAGATAATACTAAACTTTCCATTCATCAATTCAACATCCATCTTTTCAATATTATTTACAATCACTTTATCTTCGAGTAAGGTCTTGATCATTGTACTTTTCGTAATTTTATCTCCAATCTTATTCAAGATTGCCAAAGGAAGATGAATCGGACCATTTTTTTCCAATGACGAAGGAATATACCAGTAGTCGCGATATGTTTTTATAAAAAGTTTTGTTTTAAATTTGGAGATGGGAAGCGCATAAGAAACCGTAGTCGATTTATGATTGGCGAAAAATGCGCGTGCAACGGTCGTGTGTGGTAAAATATATTCATTTTCTACCCGGATATTTATATTATTGAATAATTTTTTGGCGATTGAATTCTCTCCCGTTAAATAATGATATATTGTTTTGAAATGATATTTTGAATCATTTAATTTCAAAATCTTGGGGATATTTGTCGGGTTTGGATTTTCTTTATTTCCAAATGTATGTACGTGAGCAATATGGCAAATATCTAGACTATTCATACTAACAAAACGAGCATTATGTTCAAAATCGACTTCTAAATAAACACACGTTGCTTCTTTATCAAAGGCTTCGGGTTCTACCCAAATCAAATCTTCATTGATTAAATTATTGAATGTTTCATTTGCTTGATCCAAAAATTCAACAAATCGTGGTATAGGAACGGTATTAAGATAAACCATTCCCGCTTTCTCCACCACTTTATAACTATCAATATGATAGTTTTCATTATCTAATTGCATAATATCAAGTTGGGGTATATCGATCAATGTTCCATTTTGATCAAATTTGTATCCGTGATAAGGACAAGAAATCGTATTTTTACGAATACACCCATTTTTGAAAGAAGACCCTTGATGACTACAAGCATCACGAACCGCATAAAAAGTTTGATTATATTTCCAAACCATATAATTGACATCTCGAATGGTAATCGGATAACCCGTTTGCGATTTGAATTTATGCGCAAATCCAATGGGAAACCAAGTTAATTCCCCGTTTTCATTGGGATATTCCAAACGCGGATTTGTACCAAAATTATATAATTTTGGTTTGTCTTTATCTAAAGACATTTTTAAACAATGATTGAATACAGTTTTTACATTTTGATATTTTGTAAAAAATCCATTGATTGAAAAAAAATAAGGAAAAAGACAAAATCCAAATAAAAAGGAAATTTTCATTTATATAAATAGAATATTATTATTTTTAATCCTTTTTACATAAATATAAATGGTTTATTTTGTATAATCGCAAAATAAGGTATAAATACAATTATTCGATTACAATATAAATATAGTATTATTATATATAATATAAGAATACTTTATGAAATTATTTTCATTTCTTTCATTTTATCTTGGTTTCTCTCTTCCTTCCATTTCGGAAGGATATCTTGGGAAAACTTATTTAAAAAATCGTATGCAACCCTTGAAAATGAAAGATCCAAATATAGATGTCATTACCAAATACAAGTCTTTTTTCGATCGAGAAAATATCAATGAAATTATGGAAAAAATCAATGCCCATCAATTATCGGATATTTATATCAATAAAAATTATCCGGAAATTGTTGTAGTTGATAATAATGCCGATCTTCCAAAGGATGTTTTAAATTTTCATTTATCTACCGATATAAATCCGCTTTTATTACAAGAAATTGTAAATAAAGCCTTTGAGAATAAAGTTCTTATTCATTTTGCCGATTTCAGAGATATCAATAGTTTTTTTGCCTTATTAAGTAAAATCCCTGATTTTATTATTCCTTTTTTGATTGGTACTTTTGTCCTCAATGTTATCCGAAATATCATAATCAGTTCAACAAGAGGAGGTGGTCAAGGAATGAATCCATTCGGCGGTCGTGGTGGAGACAATCCTTTTCCTTTCAATAGTCAATTTGAGATTCAATTAATCAAACCCAATGTTACCTTGGATCAATGGGCAGGTAGTCCGGAGGTCAAAGATGAATGCGAAGAAGTAATTAATTATGTTTACAACAAAGAATTATATCGAAGTGTAGGTGCAGAAATGCCGAAAGGTATTTTATTGGAGGGACCTCCGGGTACTGGAAAAACGATGATTGCCAAAGCTATTGCCACTGAAACCAATAGTAATTTTATTGCCGTTTCTTCATCCGCATTTGTCGAAGTATTTGTTGGGGTAGGTGCTCAAAAAGTCAGAAATTTATTTGAAGAAGCGCGTAAAAATAAACCGTGTGTTATTTTCATTGATGAAATCGATGCCGTTGGAAAACAACGTGGCGGTTCTGGATTTCGTACCAATGGAAATGACGAACAAGAACAAACCTTGAACCAATTATTATTTGAAATGGACGGTTTCAATGACAATGAAGATATTTTGGTGTTAGCCGCTACCAATCGTAAAGAAGTATTGGATGCAGCTTTGTTACGTCCAGGTAGATTTGACCGAATTATCAAAGTTCCTCTTCCAGATAAGTATTCAAGAGAGAAAATCTTGGAAAATTACTTGAAAAGTAAACGGGTAGACCCTTCGGTGAATATTCCATTCTTAGCCGAATTGACAAATGGTTATTCTGGAGCAGATATTAAGAATTTAGTGAATGAAGCGGCGATTTTTACAGTCAAACAGAATTCCTCAATTCTTACCGAAGAATCATTATTGTCTGCTTTAGAAAAGTCAATGATCGGACTTGTGAAGAAAAATTATACTGCTCCATATGAAACTCGTAAGAGAGTTGCATATCACGAAACGGGACACGCATTACTCGTTTATCTTTTCCCGGAATATTTTAATTTACAAAAAATTTCCATTCAATCCACTTACAATGGTGCTGGAGGATATACGATGTTTATGGAAAAACCAGAAATACAGGAGAATGGACTTTATACCAAAGATATTTTAAAGAAACGACTCATTATTACCTTGGGAGGAAAAGCTGCTGAAAATATTATGTATGGCAATAATTTTGTCTCTCTTGGTGCAATGGAAGATTTAAAACAGGCGAATAGTTTGGCAAATCAAATGATTGGTACCTTTGGAATGGGGGACTGTCTGGAAGTTTTTTCGGTGAATGAAGAAAAACAAGTACGTAATATTTATTCGGAAACCTTCAAATCCGAAATCGATGCTGAATCCCTTGATTTGGTAAAAGAGGCTTATGAAGAAGCAAAGATGCTTCTTAAAAAACATAAAGAAAAATTAATTGCGTTTAGTTATATCTTAATGGATGAAACAAATCTTTATCAAAAAGATATGGAAAAGGTTTTTTCTGTTTCGTGTAATGATACAATTATTCGCGATTTATGATAAAGATTTCTGTAAAGATTTCATATAATTTACGTTAGGTGATTTTTCAATACATTTATGTTTTCCTATAAAAAACGTAAAATAATTAAATTTTTTTTTATATTCTATTTTTTTTTCACCCATATATATTAATACACCGATGAACGTAGATAAAATAATTAAAATATATAAAATAAATGTTATGTTATCATAAATAATAATTTTTTTATTATTTTCATCGTCTCGTTTTTTATTTTTATCTCCTTTTTTATTTATTTTTTCTTTCATTGTATCGTGCTTTAATATGTTAACGATATATGTTATTCCCAAAAATATTAAAATAATATAAAAAAAATGTATTTCACATCTTGAGATGATAATAAAAAATAAATATAACCCCAAAGAATTTTTTATAATATCATATATATTTCTATTTTTATTTTTATGAGATAATACAACAAAAAAGATCATTATAAAAAGACCGAATGTATGTTTAATGATCATATTATTACGTAATACATATTGTAATCCACAAGGAAATATTTCGGCTAAAAAATTGGCTGAAATAATTAAAATAAATACAAAGATCGAAAATAAATTGGTATCTATGATCGTATCTTTGAACGACATATAATATATATTATATATATTATATATTATATATATATATATAAATAAATAAAAAACAAAACAAAATGTGTTTCAATCAAACAACCTCTCTTCTTACTTTCTCCATTTCTCTCGTTTGTTTTGTTTACTTGATGTATTATGGAATTATGAATAAAAATAAATATGATCTATTGGCGGCTGTTTGGACAATTCTAATTGGTTCTATGCAACTCATTGAATATTTCTTATGGGGGTCTCAAAACTGTCAACGTGATAGAAATAAAAACCATTTTTTTTCTTTATTAATTATGGTTGTTTTATTTTTACAAGGTTCAATTGGAAGTATCGTTTCTATGTATTTATTTGCAGATCGAACGCAACAATTGCTTTCTAATATTATTTTGTCGGTGATTGGCATCTATACCGCATTTACAATTTATGTATTGAATTGGTTAAATCAACGTTCTCTTTGTTCGAAACCGATGGATGGTAGTTGTCGTCTTGTGTGGTCGCCTTTTCAAACAATGGTAAATGATATTTATGGACGAATCCTCATACTCATTTTTTTATCTTTTTATTTTTTCTTAGGAATTTATTCATTTGGCGGATTTAAAATGATTTTTGGAAAAACGCCGGATGGGGTTTTTAAATATCCATTACGATATACTCTTTTACCATTTACTTTGATGATTTCTCTTTTGTATGTGTTTATTACCAACGGTAAAAATCTAGCAGATACTTTTGGTTCTACTTGGTGTTTCCTAGCAGTTGCTTTTGGGGTAATATCTTGTTTACACGTCTAACCTAAAAACGTTTAATATTCACTATAAGGAACGTTATTTGAACCACGTGTAATTAAATAATTATATTGTTTGTCGGTCATACAAGCGCAACCCATTGAATTTGAATAAGTATTTGGACAGCATTCTGGTTTAAAAGGAGTATTGGCAAACATTAATAATTGCCCTGGTGGAAGAGGAATGGGTTGTTCTTTACGATTTAAAATGGCTTGGGCGCCTGCACTTGGAGTTTGTCCTGGAGTAATGACTAAATTTTGAGTAAACCAAGAATTCGTATTAATTGGTTTATCGACATCAATATTAAATTTGGAAGATTCACCGTAATTAGTATTTGCACCTACAAATCCTTCCATAGGAGTATTGTGTTTCCACCAATTTTTCTTACCCAAAAAATAGCTCAAGGTACTGAATTCTTCGGTTAAATCTACCTTGGCACAACTAGATACTGTATGACTAACAATAATCAAATATAAGATTCCAATTAAAATAAGTATTTCAAAACGAACAGAATAACCAAGAAGTGTTAAGGATTCTTTATCAAATTTAAACAACATATTATACATATTTCATAGATAATATTTTTGTTTTTTTTTTGGGTTTTTCATTTTTATTTTGTAGAAAAGATATATATCTTTGAAGAATTCACAAGTTACAAAATTCGCACTTTTAGTGCGGATTTATTCTTAAAGTATCACCGATTTACGATTTTATACCTTTAAAGAATTCACAAGTTACGAAATCCGTACCTTTAGTGCGGATTTATTCTTAAAGTATCACTGGTTTACAGATTTAAAACCGCCATTAAAAGGCGGTTTTAAATCTTCAACGGTGTAATTCGCAATTAAAAGACGAATTAAAATCTTCAACGGTGTAAAATAAAAATCAAACGTTTTTATATTTTACCTAAAATAATAAATGTATCTCCTATTTTTTCAATAAAAAATAAATAGAAAAATCTAACTAGTTAACGAATTATAAAGCATACTATTGACTTTGGTATTTGTATCATTGAATTTATTCACATCATTTTGTAAGACATTTGATACACTTCCCATCACGTCAGTTGAAAAAGTCTGAACATTGACACGAGTTTTATTAAACATTGCGCGAACATCTTGAATTGAATCTTTTGTATCGTTGGTTGCATTTGCTAAAGTATTTGTAATGTATGTTAATGGTTGTAATAATTCGCCTGCGTCCGATTTTAAAATCATTTGATTACAGAAATTAAAATTTTGTTGAGTGAATTCGTTGATTGACATATTGTCTGGTTTATTAATAAAACCAGCAAAAGGAATGATAAAAGGATGACATCGTTGATTTTTCCAATCTGCACGTATTGATTCTGCTTTTACCATCGAATAACAAAAACAACAAATTGAAAAAACAATCAATGTAATGAAAATAAAAAGAAATAGGCTAAACCCGTATACGGAAAAATAACTCATATTCTCATATAACTTGCCTATTTTATGAATATCCTTGATTTGTGTTTTTAGTTTTATCTTTGAATTTGGGTTTTTATTTATATAAGAATGATTTTTATTCATATATAATCTAAGGAGAATGTTTTACATTATACTTTCTTTGAATTACCCTGTAAAATTGTCAAAATACTGATTTGTTTTTCAACAATATCTTTCGTTTCACTACTGATTCGTTGAAATTCAATGACTAAATTTAAAAATAATTCAAAGATGGATTGAATAATGATAGAGAGAAACTTTCGTGTTTTATCAAACATTTTTCGAATGTTATTGACATCAGTCGTACTTTGTCCTAATACATCTGTAATTTCACTTGCAGCAGTGGTAAGAGGTTGTAATAAATGTCCCATAAAACTTGATTGCCCGGTTTGAATACAATATTGAAAATTCTGTTGAATGTTATCTGCTAAAGGCATAAATATTGGATTGCAACGATATTTTGGCCACTTATCTTTGATTTCTTTAATGTATTCAAATAAATAAATAAGTAACAAAAATAGGCCAAAACTTAAATTGACATAAATAAATTGAAACCAATTTTTACCTGTTGGCATATTCCTATTATAAAGAAATATAATTTTTTCTTCTACCTTTTAGAAAAAGGTAGAGCCAAAAATCTGTTGATAGAAACCTTAAGATGAAAATAAAAGTCCTTCTACCTTTTAGAAAAAGGTAGAGCCAAAAATCTGTGGATAGAAACCTTAAGATGAAAATAAAAGTCCTTCTACCTTTTAGAAAAAGGTAGAGCCAAAAATCTGTTGATAGAAACCTTAAGATGAAAATAAAAGTCCACCTCCACTATAGCAACCCCATTTCCAATTTGCATTTCCTCCTTTTTTATGTTTTCTTTTATTTGTCTTTGTTTTTCTTGTCTTTCTTGTCTTTCTTGTTTTTCTTGTTTTTCTTGTCTTTCTTGTCTTTCTTGTTTTACCACCTTTTGGTAAAGGATATCCTACACCATATACCTCATTATCATATACACTATTCGCCTTTGCTTGATTTGATATTTGAGTAATATTTTTAATAATATCATTTGGATTTGGTCCGGTTGGTTCATACTTTAAACTAAATTGTGGAACTAATACTGAACCACCTTTTCTTCTTCTCCCCCTTGAATGAATTCTCCCCCTTGAATGACTTCTCCCCCTTGAATGAATTCTCCCCCCTTTGGTTAATTGAATTAAAGAATTATGATAATTATTCATATCTTGTTGTTTTTGAATGGCTTCATTTATAGGAGATGACATTCACTAGTATTAATATATATAAAGATATAAATTTACTTAAATAATTCTCCTTTAATAATATACATTATTAAAGAAATGAACGTACCGATGGATGATAATCAGCGTCTTCAACTCCAAAATATGATCAAGGCGAATAATGTAGAAGACCAGACCGAATTAATACGAAAATTGAGACATAGTGAAATTTTAAGTCGTGAAATTAATCAACTTCTTTTACTAAAAAGGAAATTCAATGATACGAATTTGGAAAGCGAATCTTTTCAAATCGAATCCATTGATCAATGTAATTTTCTTTTTACTTATTACACGGATATTTTCAATAAAATCAAAAAGAATGAAATTGATTTGACGATTTTAAACAAGTTTTTAAATGTTTTACAACTGATTGAAAATGGCGAAGTTGACCAACACGAAGGATCTTTTATGGTTGGAACGCTTTTAAAAGAAATTTATGTGGATAGTGCTTTACGAAAAGCAGAAAAATTAAACGAAAACGAAGATTCAGACAAACCAGTGTTAAAAGGTCCTCAAGTCAATATTTCGTGGAAACAATTTCGATCTACTTTTTTATAACAAACTAAGAGATAAATATTGAATGATTGAATGATTTAAAGATATAATTTATAATTATAATATGTCGAATTGGCAACAGACAAGTGCTCCGAATGGCGAATGGTACTCAGTAGCTTGTAGTTCAGATGCTTCAAAACAAGTTGCATTAATCGTTAATACAAATAAGATATATACTTCAAACGATTATGGTTTGAGTTGGATAGATCAAAGTGTTACTACCCAAAACTGGTACTCTGTATCAAGTAGTTCTGATGGAACAAAATTAGTGGCGGTAGTTGCTTTTGGAGGTTATATATTTACTTCAACTGATAGTGGTGTAACTTGGAACCAAAGTAATTCTTTAGCACTAGATTGGCGTTGTGTAGCAAGTAGTTCGGATGGAACAAAAATAGTAGCGGGTATTTCTAATGGATATATATATACTTCAACGGATAGTGGTGTAAATTGGACAGCACGCGCAACAAGTTTTGGTAATCAATATTGGTATTCTGTATCAAGTAGTTCGGATGGAACAAATTTAGCGGCTGTTACTAATGGTGAATATATATATACTTCAACGGATAGTGGTGTAACTTGGACCCAACAAATAAATTCTGGGATAAAAGATTGGACAGATATTGCAAGTAATTCAGATGGAACAAAATTAGTAGCGGTTGCTAGTCCCAATTATATATATACTTCGACAGATAGCGGTGTAAATTGGACACAACGAGCAACCTCTCAAAATTGGAAGTCTGTAACAAGTAGTTCAAATGGAACAAAATTAGCGGCGTGTGTTAATGGTGGTTATATTTATACTTCAAATGATAGTGGTGTAACTTGGAATCAAGAATCTACACCTTCTTTAAATTGGTTTGGAATTACGTGTAGTTCAAATGGTAACAAAATAATAGCTATTGTGAATTCTACAACTAGTGTTGGTGGAATATATATAAATTATAATTATCCTTGTTTCAAAGAAGATACTAAGATTCTAACCGATAAAGGATATATTCCTATTCAAGATTTACGTAAAGGAGATTTAGTAAAAACATTAAAGCACGGATATAAAACAATTGATATCATTGGAAAAAGTGAAATTTATCATCCTGCTTCCAGCGAACGTATCAAAAAACAACTTTATCAATGTTCTGCCGATCATTATCCAGAAATTTTTGAACCTCTTATTATTACTGGTTGTCATTCCATTTTAGTGGATTGGTTAACTCAAGAACAAGGAGAAAAAACATTAAAAGATTTTGGTGGTCGTGTTTTTGAAACAGATGGTAAACCACGTTTATGTGCCTATTTAGATGATAGAGCAACTGTTTATGAAACATCTGGTAAATATACTATATATCATTTGGCATTAGAAAATGAAAATCATAAAGGTAATTATGGTATTTATGCTAATGGTCTTCTTGTTGAAAGTTGTTCGAAACGTTATTTATTAGAATATTCAGAGATGGAATTAGTTGAATAATATTCTTCAAACATATAAATAATACATAATATAATTAACAATGAATAAAAATGAAAACAAAGAATTGATTGTCATCTGTCCACATTGTAATGAATTTGTCATTATCAATGAACTCAATTGTTGTATTTTTCGACACGGAATTATCAAAGATACGGGCGAACAAATGAATCCTCACGCAAGCAAACAAGAGTGTGATGATTTGAAAAAAAACGATCTCATTTTTGGTTGCGGAAAACCATTCCAAATTGTATTTCATTCTGAAAAATTGGTGGTAGAAATTTGTGATTATATATAATAAATGATTTATAAAAAAGAATTAGAGTTAACTTATCTAGTAAAATAATATATAAAAATTTATATATTATTTTTTTTATTTTATTTTAAAATGTCAAAATTATATTTGAAAAGCTTGAATTCCAATCAACCAATCTTAGTGATTGTGGAATCCCCTGCCAAATGTAAAAAAATCGAAGAATATCTTGGGCCTCAATATAAATGTCTTGCCAGTTTCGGCCATTTGAGAGAACTTCCTTCTTTAGACTCCATCGATTTTCATAAAAACTATCATCCTACTTATAAAATCATTGATCAACCCTTGAAGAAAAAACAAATTATTACGCTTCGTAATGCCATTAATGAATCGAGTGATGTTATTTTGGCGACGGATGATGATCGTGAAGGAGAAGCAATTGCTTGGCACCTTTGCCAGCTTTTCGATTTAAGTGTTGAGAGAACCAAAAGAATTGTATTTCACGAAATTACGGAATCCGCTGTTAAACGCGCGATTCAAAATCCGCGTACCATTGATATGCATCTCGTAGAAGCTCAACAATGTCGTCAAATTCTCGATTTAATGGTTGGTTTCAAAGTGAGTCCAATTTTATGGAAATATATCAGTCGAAACGCGGAAAATAGTTTAAGTGCTGGTCGTTGTCAAACCCCTGCCTTAAAACTCATTTACGATAATCAGCAAGAAATCGAAAAAAATCCTCCCACCCAAATATATCAATTGATAGGATACTTTACAAGTAAGAATCTTCCTTTCGAATTGAATCACACGATCGAAGATAAAGATAATATTGTCACTGATTTTTTGAACGATTCTATTGAGTTTCCACATATATATTCGTGTTCTACCCCTATCAAAGGATACAAGTCACCTCCAGAACCCTTTACCACTTCGCGTTTACAGCAAATCGCCTCCAACGAACTCCATTATTCACCCAAAGAAACAATGAAATTATGTCAGACTTTGTATGAAGCAGGACATATTACGTATATGCGTACGGATAGTAAAGTTTATAGCGAGCCTTTTCTTC